GCCTGGTAAGGCCGGTAAGGATGTAACTCAGGCCATAATAGAAGGCAAGCTGGACAAAAAGTTTATCTTTATTCACTGTGTGCAACCACGAAAGAGTTACAACAAGAACTATCAAGATTCTATGAACCTCCCGTTTGAATCCACATATATTTCTGTATCTGAAAGAACCGTCATCGAAGAAGGTGGGTATCATGAATTTCCATATATAGTTACCAGATGGGATGTCTATACAAATGATGTTTACGGCCCATGCCCTGGTATTAAATCAATAAACAATGTCAAAACATTAAACAAGGCAATGGAATTGCTGATTAAGCAGGGAGAGCTACAAGTAAACCCTGCCCTGCAACTTACCCCTGGATTTAAGGACAGGATAAAAACCGGACCAGGGGGAATAAATGTAAAAACAAGAAAGGATGATTCCATTGATGTGATTACTTCGTCAGGAAAGGTTGAAATTACCAAAGACATGATCGCCGACATACGGGAGCAATTAAAAGAAGATTATTATGTGAAGGCGTTTGTCTATCTGTCTGGATTGACTGAACGTATGACAGCGTATGAAGTAAGCAAGCGGGAAGCTGAAAAGATGATGATGTTAGGGCCGGTCATAGGACGGCTATTAAATGAAGGACTCGGCCCTAATGTCGTGAGAACCTATAACATCATGGAGCGCGGAGGATATTTTAACCCGTTCCCTGCCGGATATGAAGACGTAGATCTTGAAATTGAATACCTATCGCCACTTGCAAGGGCGCAAAAAGCAGTGATCGGACAGAACATCGACAGACTTGTAGCGTTCATGGCCCCACTTGTCCAGTTATACCCCGAAGTGGCAGACAACTTTAACCCTGATGAAGCCTACAGGACATACAGCGACATTTATGGAGTTCCTAAAAATGTGTCCAATGGTCTAAAGGAGATAGAGGCAATGAGGACGCAGAGGGCAAAACTGCAAGAAGAAGAAGCCGTAAGGCAACAGATGTTACAGGCAACCGAAGGGATTAAGAGCATCGCACAGGCTGACAGGGACGCAACCGGAGATACATCTATACTGCAACAGCTTATGGGGCAATAATGGATAGCATAGACGAAATAAGACAGGCATATCGGAGGGTGATTGAAGTACCTATGGGCGAAACGGTCTTGAACGATATTGGTCAATTTTGTTGTGATGATTGGTCGGATAAGGGGAAATTGGAAGTATTTGAACACATTCTTGATATGTATGGATTGACTTTATCGGAGGTTATACGTGCCATTCAAAAAATTCCAGCACACAAAAAAGAGGAACAGGAGAAAGCCGACAATGACCAATGAAATAAAGGTAGAAATGAAACCGATCAAAACGGAGAAAAAGGAAGAAGGAAAGATTGGGATTGACACTTGTGGTATGTGTGGAGAGAAAAATACTCTTTTCAATCTCGGAGGAATTGACAATCAGGAAACGTGGAAATGCAAAAAGTGTGATGCTGAACACCTTATGAGATACCCCGACTCATACAGGGGCGGGGAATTAAAAGAAGACATGATTTTTGTAATCATGTACTAAAACAGGAGGTTTTATGTCAGAAGAAAACGCGGCCCCAGTGGAAGGACAACCCGCAGCAGCAGAAGCATCATGGATTGATGGATTACACGAAGATTTCAAGAGTGATCCGACAATATCAAGGTTCAAAACGGAGGACGGACTTAACAAATTTGTCGAATCCCACCTTGAACTGCGTAAAAAGATGGGTAACGCAATATGGATACCACAGGAAGGGGCAAAACCAGAAGACGTTGCAGATTTCAGGACAAAACTTGGCATACCACAAAGTCCTGATAAGTATGAAATCAAGTACAAAGAGCATGAGGCGTTGCAATATGATGAAAATACCGACAAGGCTTTTAAGGCATTGGCTCATCAAATCGGTCTTACGCCTAAACAGGCGCAGACCCTTGTGGACTTTGACGCTGATAGGTTCATTGGCGCTTTTACATCGAACTCAAAAACCTACGAGGACGCAGTAAACGCCGTCAAGGAGGAATGGGGCAACGATTATCAGGTAAAACTTGATAAGGCGAACAACGTCATACGCCATTTTGCCGATGAAAAGGACATGGAAACCATCAAAAGGTATGAAAATGACCCTACTTTGGCTCGTCTATTCTCTAAGATAGGCGATGCCATGAGTGAACATACTTTTGTCCAGGGTAGCGGGAACGATATTCAAGGAACAAGGGAAGCATTACAGGCTGAAGCAGTTGAATATTCAGCGATAGCCCTTGATGAATCAAAACCGATGCATGAAAGAAAGGCGGCAGATAAGAAGGCGCAGAAGATTTACGAAAAACTGTTCGGGACTGCTGAAGTTTCCGGTTCTGCACAGATGACAAAGATGTAATAAAGTTTCAGCCGGATAACTCGAAAGACCCCGGCGAAAATAGGGCGCACCTAAGACCCGCAAGGATAACCGAAGGGAGGCCACAAAATATATAAGGAGGCCATAAATGGCGAACACTATCAGTACAAGTTTTATCGCCCAGTACAATTCCGAAGTACATCTGGCCTTTCAGCGTGGACAACTCTTGCGGGGAACGGTGCGAACCGCACAGGCTGAAGGCTCAACGTATATCTTCCAGAAAATTGGAACTGGCGTAGCAACGGACAAGGCAAGGAACGGTAATGTCGTTCCCATGAACCCGACACACGACACGGTAACTGCAACCCTCGTTGATAAGTATGCCCCTGAGTATATCGATAGCCTTGATACACTCAAACAGAACATCGATGAAAAATCTGCCATGATTAAAAATGCTGTGATGGCATTGCAGAGGGCGGCAGATGCGCAGATTGTAACCATTCTGGACGCAAACGCATCAACCTCTACCGGTTCAGCCGCAACAGGGCTTACCATGACAAAGGTAGCGCAGGCTCTCTATGGCTTGCTCTTTGCCGGGGATGTCCCCGATGACGGTCAGGTAACGGCGGCAATCGGATGGAAAGCGTTTGGAGAGCTTAAACAGCTTCAAGAGTTTTCCGGCTTTGAGTATGTAGGCGATGCAAAGCCCATGCTCAGGGGTTCTTATCAGGGAACATGGAACAATGTTCTATGGATCCCTACAAGCGGACTTAGCACTGCTGGAAGCACTTATCGAAGATGCTACGTCTATCACAAAACGGCAATAGGACACGCAATCGGTCAGGAAATTAAATCTGAGATTAACTACATCCCCGAAAAGGTGGCATGGCTCATTGATGCATATATGTCAATGGGCGGTGTAGAAATAGACGCAACCGGCATTGTTCCTATGCCGTGTGCGGAATAGGGGGTGACGTATGGCTTTCGCGGCTACTGGAATGGTTTTACAAACACTCGGCGCGGGATGTAGCGTAAACACGTTTATCTACAATTCCGCAGACACTCCGGCAACGTGTGCTGGTTCTGGCTATTTTGATGCATACCACGACACGCTGAAACTCTACGATCATATTGTTCTTGTCAATCCTGCGGGTTCAACGGTGAACCGGCTGTTCATTACAACCAGGTCTTCAACAACTTCACAGGTTGAGGCAACAGCGATAACTTAGAAAGACAAGGGAGGGGATTTTAACCCCCTCCCACCCTTTAAGGGGGAACATGGGTTTAGAATTTTATATACTGGCCTTTATCCTAATGGTAGTTCCATTATTTAAACTTCCGGTTAAGGTATGCGATGGCTTTGTGGTAAAGGATGACCTGTTTTTTATTGTCTCGATTGCCTATCTTTGCTATACGCTGATTTTTTCCACTGCCATTGGACAGGCCACGGGCATAGCCTTATTCCTGATAGCTTCGTGGGCTTCCCTATCGGCGGTATGGTCATCGAATATTGAGCAATCATGGAAAGATATTATGCGATGGTGGGCGTTATACGGCCTGTTTATATTGGTGACGGCGTTACCCGTAAAAACAGTCCTTATCATGTCGATCATCCCTATACCCATCTTTCTTCTATGGGGCTTTCTCCAACATTTCGG